GGGGGGGGGGGGGGGGGGTTGGGCCTGCTTATCGCAAGGAAAGCACCATCGTCAGCGGAGAAATCTCTGGGCACGGTCTAAAACCAGCGTGCTTTTCGTAGAATTCCGCGAGTCTGTCGGTCAAGGGGTGAACAATTATCGCGGATGAACCGACGACCTGGGAGGCTTGTATAGAGCGACTGATTGCATCTTGTAGGAGATCAATCGAGTAGCCGCTTCCCTGAGCATCCCGCGTCACACCCATGCGGCCCAGAATCGTCACAGGGTGCTGGGATGGAGAGTTTCGCTGAAGGCTCTTTGGCACGTGTTCTCTAGCAACTGAGCCGTTGGAAAGCGTGTAGTAAGCTGCGACTACGCGGGTTCCGGCGAAGCACGACACGTAAACCACGGCATGCTTTTGTTGCTGAGCTTTCCTAGCGGTCTTGTGAAGATACTCGTTAATCGAGGGTTCTCCACAGTCAAACTGGGTTACATCGTGTAGATCATTCAGCTTTTCGGGGGGGGGCTGAGCTCCATCGGCTGGGGCGCGCCATCAGTTTCTGTAAGCACTTGTTACTCCTTATCGGGTTGGCATCCAATGCCTTCTCGAATTGGTCAAATGCGTCGTGACTGAGTACAAACAACTGCCGTTCCAGAATGACGTCCTCGGCCCGTTTACAAGCGGCGTCAAGGATAAAGCTGGTTCGGTCAATTCCCAGTAACTCCACTGCTGCATCGATTAGGCTGCGTTTTTTCGTGTCGACCCGCATGTTGATTGGAACGGGCTTTTCACGTTCGAGAGCTTGGTTCATATGATTACCTTCATCTATTGATTTTTTCTGGGGAACTACCTCCTTATCGAGATCACTGGTCACGAGACCTAACGCGGTTTACCAACATGATTACGCTCCTTGGCCTTTTTTGGGCCGTTTGTTGAAACGAGGGAATTGACCCCACGATTGAATGTATCACGTTGTGTAGCTTTTGTATAGCTGTGTATGGGTTTGCGTTACGGTTTTCTGAAGAAAAAAAGCTTTCCGGCTGGAATTCGGTGTGTTCTCATAACAGCATGTCTTGCTGTGCGTGCAGCAGAGCCTTCAGAGCCCAGCCTAGCGCTGGGCTTTTTCGTTTCTGCAGGTGGCGTAACGCGCTGCGGCGAGCGCGGCCCCCCTTGAAAGGCCGTACCTGCACCCATCCCTGGCCCAGCCCTTGCGCTGGGCTTTTTCATTTCCGCCCCGGCGAGGGGATTTGAGACGATGAAGATGCCTGACAAACCCGACACTTGGGCGGCTTTGCTCGCCTGGCTGAGCCAGCATGCGCCGATCATCTACGCCTCCCTGCTGTCGTGGGCCATGGCCATGGCCAGGATCATCTACGGCGGCGGCACGCGCCGGCAGGCGCTCCTAGAGGGCGCGCTGTGCGGTGGCCTGGCGCTGACGATTATCAGCGGCTTCGAGTTCTTCGGCGTGCCGCAGAGCATGGCCACCTTCATCGGTGGCTGGATCGGCTTCCTGGGCGTCGAGAAGATCCGCGACCTGGCCGACCGTTACGCCGGGATCAAACTACCGCGTCGAGGGTCTGGCGAATGAAGATCACCGCCGATCAACTCGACCGCGCTACTGGCTGCGGCGCCGCTACTGCCTTGACTTGGGGCGAACACATCAACGGCGCCATGGCCCGGTTCGAGATCAACACGCCCGAGCGCGCGGCGATGTTCCTGGCCCAAGTCGGGCACGAAAGCCAGAGCCTCAAGCGCCTGGTGGAGAATCTGAACTACTCCGCCGAGGGGCTGCTCAAGACCTGGCCGAAGCGGTTCACGCCGGTAGAGGCGAAGCAGTACGCCCGACAGCCTGAGCGCATCGCCAACCGCGTCTACGCAAACCGGATGGGCAATGGGTCGCCGGATACGGGCGATGGGTATCGATACCGGGGACGCGGCCTGATCATGATTACGGGCCACGACAACTACGCCGAAGCTGCACGTGTCCTGGCGCTGCCGCTTGTGGCGCAGCCTGAACTGCTGGAGCAACGGACCTGGGCAGCAATTGCCGCGGGTTGGTTCTGGCAGTCGCGGGGTTTAAACGACCTGGCTGACCAAGGCCGATTCGAGCGGATCACTCTGAAGATCAACAGCGGCTACAACGGCGCAGACGACCGTGCGGCTCGCCTTGAATGGGCGCGCGCAGCGCTGGCCGGTGCGTGATGAGGTGGGTTCCATGGTTGATCGTCGCGCTCGTTGCGATGGGGATGATGTGGCGGATGGACCGCCTGAGCCTGCAAGTGACCGCAGAGCGGGAGCGTGCTGACGTCGCGGCGCAGGAGCGTGACCGCAATCAGCAGATGATCGATCTGCAGGCCGGCGTTCTCGCTGAACAGCAACGCCAGCTCGGCCGCGTCGCCGAGATCGAACGGCAAACCCGCCAACTCGGCCAAGCTCTGGAGGTCCAGGGCGCGCGCCACGCTGCGGCGTTACGGGAGTTGAAAGAGAATGACCAGGCTGTTCGCGACTGGCTGCGTGCTGGCATCCCTGCTGGCCTTGGCCGGATGTACGCCCGCCCCGAAACCACTGACCCCAGCGCCTACCGCGCAGCAGGCCAAGTGCCCGCTGACGCCGTGTCGGTTCCCAGGCCGCCCGCCGCTGGCGAACGGTGAGGATGCAACCGCGGCGATCGATGCCGTTGAGGCTGCATTGACAGCGTGCGCTGTGCAGGTGCTGGACTGCATAGAGCGACAGGAGTGATCCATGCCGAGACGACCAGCTCGGATATGCAGTGAGGTTGGCTGCGGAAAGCCTTCTGTTACCGGCAGCTTCTATTGCGCGATGCACAAGAGGGCTGCTGACGAGCGCCGCGCAGCATCAGCCAGGCAGGCCCACAAGAAGTACAACGCACGCCGTGACGATAGCGATGCCTTCTACAAGACAGAGCGTTGGCGTCGTCTAAGCATCTACTACCGCAAGCTCCATCCACTCTGCGAGGAATGCGAGGGCAGAGGGCTGATCGTCGAGAGCCGAATGGTCGACCACATCAAGGCAGTCAAGAGTCATCCGGAGCTGGCGCTCTCATGGGACAACCTGCGAGCCCTGTGCTGGACCTGCCATAACCAGATCGGCGAGAAGGTCGGATTGGTGGGTTCTGGTGCGCCTGAACAATCGAATGGCTAATGCACCAAAGTGGTGCATAAAAGCACCGGGAGGGGGGATCGAAAGTCTGGAACTTTCGAGCCCCGAACGACGGGGGGAGCCAAATTTTCGCACCGTCAAAATTCTATTTTGAAAATGTGAGGCTCGATTTATGGGGCGGAAGAGCACGCCTCCGCACCTCAAGGTTCTGGCAGGCACTGATCGCCCGGATCGCGATGTGCCGGATGCACCAGAGTTCGATCTGATCCAAGAATTCCCAGAGCCACCGATGCACCTGAATCGAGACGGCGCCGAAATGTGGAACCAGCTTGGACCTCAGTTGGTTGCCGCGAAGGTTCTGCAGGTCGTAGACCTGTACTCGCTGGAGCAGCTTTGCTTCGCCTGGCAGTGTTTCCGCAAGAAGGCGCGTGCCGATATGGAGGCGACCGCCGCCGAGCAGACCGCTCTCAAGGCACTGTTTTCTGAGTTCGGAATGACTCCGGCCAGTCGCCGCAAGGTTTCGTCTGCCGGCGAGAAGCAGGCCGGCAATCCATTTGCGAAGAATGGGAGGCGCGGTGCGTGATTACGTCAAAATCGCCCTCGACTATGCCAAAGCAGCAATCGCCGATAAGAGTCGTAAGAAGCATGGTCTGCTGATACGTCAGGCTGCAAAGCGGTTTGTCGACGATCTGAAACGGGCGAAAAAGAAGTCTTGTCCGTTCTTCTTCGATGAGTGGCACGCCAACGATGCATGCGACTTCATCGAGAAGCTGCCCCACGTCGAGGGGAAGTGGGATACGCCTACGATCGTTATGCACCCTTCGCACGTCTTCTTTGTCGTGCAGCTCTTCGGGTTCCGCAAGCGCGAGTGGATTCAGGTAGATGGCTGGTCCGACGACGGCCGGTTCTACCCGCGCCGATTCACATCGGCCCTGTTCGCGGTGGCCAGGAAGAACGCCAAGAGCACCTTGTCTTCAAGCATTCTGCTGTACTGCGAATGCTGCGAGCCGGAGGAGGGCGCTCAGGTAATCAGCGCGGCGACGACGTTTCCTCAAGCTAGCATCATCTTCAATGTTGCAAAGCGCATGGTTGAAAAGACCCCAGCGCTGCGCGAGGCCTTCGGCCTGGAGACGTGGGCTAAGGCGATCACCCGTTTCGAGACGGGCGCCACCTTCAAGCCGATTCACGCGAAGGCCAGCACGCAGGACGGTCTTAACCCGTCGCACGTAGGGCTCGACGAGATCCATGCCCACAAGAGCGCGGACCTGCTGAACGTCCTTACCTCCGCCGCTGGCGCCCGCGGTAACCCGCTTTGGCTGTACACAACCACCGAGGGTTACACCAACCCTGGCCCCTGGGGTGAGATGCGGCAGTTCGCAAAGCGCCTGCTGGCGGGAGTATTCGGTACCACCGCAGATCATTTCCTGGTTGTTTTCTACGCCGTCGACGAGGAGAACAAGACCCTCAAGATCAAGGCTGATGACGAGTTCGACGAGCGGGTCTGGATCAAAGCTAACCCGCTTATGGATGCCAACAAGCACCTGCTCTCCGCTATCCGCAAGGAGGCTGTCGAAGCGAAGCAGATGCCGTCGAAACTAGCGGAGTTCCGCATTAAGCGGCTAAACCGGCCGGCCTCGACAGCAACCGGTTGGGTTGACTTATCCAAGTGGAACAAGTGCTCCGGCAATGTCGATCTCGACTGGCTTGAGCAGTATCCGTGCTGGGGCGGTCTCGACTTGGCTAGCACCACCGACCTGACCTGCTTCCGCTTGGTGTGGTTGGTCGACGGTGTGCTGTACACCCATGGCTGGCGATGGGCGCCAGAAAGCTCTGTGGCCTTTCGCACTGAGCGCGGAACCGTGCCATATGCGGCCTGGGTTGAGATGGGCTTGTTAAAGCAAACAGAGGGCGATGTTACTGATTACGCGGTAATCGAGGAGGACATTCTTGATGCGGTCGAGCGCTTTGGCGTGAGGCTTATTGCGTATGACCGCTGGAACGCCTCCGATCTGGTTAACCGCTTGGTGGCGAAGGAAGTTCCTCTGTTGGAGTTCATCCAGGGAACGAAGTCCTATCACCCGACGATGCAAGCCCTCGAGGTTGCCTACATCAGCGGCAATCTCGCCCATGGTGGCGACCCGCTTTTGGCGTGGTGCGCCTCAAACGTGATTCCGCGGTACGACGGGAACATGAGCACGGCGCCCGATAAGAAGAAGTCGCCGGACAAAATTGACGATATGACCGCGCTTCTGATGGCGATCGGGGCATCGAAGGCTGAGGCCTACGACCCTGAAGACCTAGACGACTTCCTTTCTAACCCGATCATCATTGGATAGCCATGAATACCGGACTCTTCATATTCCTGGCGGTATCGCTGGCGGGGCTGCTCTGTTGCTGCGCTGGTGTTTACCTGCTGGCCGGCGCCGGCTGGGCCCTTATCTCTGCGGGCTTAGCCTGCTTCGCGATCGCTGGATTTATTCGCAAGGGGCTGATCAGTGGCTAACTCTCTCAACGATGTTCTGAGCCGAGCTTTGGTGAAATCCGCCCAACCTGGCCTAATCAAGTCGAGCGTCGCGAACTTCTTCGGAAAAACCATTCGGTTGACCGACGCCGGGTTCTGGTCAGCTTTTTACGGGGCCGACTCTGCCTCCGGCAAGATTGTCAGCCAGCAGAGCACATTGCAGCTCTCAACTGCTTGGGCCTGTGTCAGGTTGATTGCAGAAACTATCGCCACGCTGCCGATCTCGCTCTATGAGCGCAAAAATGGTGAGTCGGTGGTGGCGACCGCGCATCCACTGCACTTCGTTATCAGTCAGCAGCCCAACGCGGACCAAACACCGGTCGAGTTCTGGGAGTGCGTGCTGGCTAGCCTGCTGCTTCAGGGCAACAGCTTCAACGAACCAACCTGGAATCGGGGTGAGATCACCAGCCTGGAATTCCTATTGCCGCAGGCGATGTCTCAACCGCGCCGGCTGCCGTCTGGCATCATCGAGTACCGCTATACCGACTGTAATGGAAAGCTTCGGGTGCTTACCGAAGAGTCGATGATGCATACCCGCGGATTTGGCACTGACCCGCTATGCGGACTCAGTCCACTGGCGATGGGTCGAAACATCTTCGGGGCGGCCATGGCTGCGGATGAGGCGGCGAGCAAGATGTTCGCCAACGGCATGAAGCTCGGCGGAGTTCTTTCGACCGATCAAATCCTGACCAAGGAACAGCGGACGGATCTCAAGGCGGACATGGCTGCTCAGTTCACTGGTGCGGTGAACGCCGGAAAGACCATGGTGCTTGAGGCGGGTATGAAGTATCAGCAGGTGTCCATGTCACCTGAGGATGCGCAGATGCTCCAGACTAGGCAGTTCAATGTCGAGGAAATCTGTCGGTGGTTCCGCGTGCCGCCGTGGATGGTTGGGCACACGGAGAAGAGCACCAGTTGGGGGTCGGGCATCGAGCAGCAGATGATCGCCTTCCTGAGCTTCACGCTCCTGCCATGGATGAAGCGGATCGAGCAGAGCATCAACCGCCGCTTGCTGCGTCCGGAGGAACGCCGGTTCTTCTATGCCAAGTTCAACCCGGAGGGTCTGCTACGCGCCGATAGCGCTGCGCGTGCCGCCTTCTACTCGGCAATGACCCAGAACGGCATCTACAGCCGAGACGACTGCCGCGAGAAGGAAGATCTTCCGCGACTGGGCGGCAATGCAGCCGTGCTCACCGTGCAGTCCAACATGCTACCCATTGACCTGCTCGGACAAGACAACACCAGCCAGAAAGCGCGCAACGTGATGCTCGATTGGTTGCGCGAAGACTACAAGCCAGGGGGAACCTGATGAATCGAAAATCTGTGTCGTCCCTGAAGATCAGGGACTTCGATCTACATGTGAAGGCTGTCAGCGATGACGGCCTTTTTTCTGGCTATGGCTCTGTCTTTGGCGTTGTCGATTCCTACTTGGAGATCGTCGCGCCTGGGGCGTTCACCGAGAGCCTTGCAGAAATAACAGCAAAGGGCCGACCGGTTCCAGTGCTTTGGCAGCACCGTAGCGACCAGCCGGTAGGGGTTTGGACCAATCTCAAGGAGGACGAGCGGGGCTTGTTCGGCGATGGCAAGTTGATCCTCGAAGGAGTGCCGCGAGCGGTCGAGGCTCATGCGCTGATGAAGGCTGGCGCCGTCTCTGGATTGTCCATTGGCTATTACGTTCGCGAATCATCGCGTGACGAAAAGACCGGGGTACGCACCCTGACCAAGCTTGATCTTGTTGAGATCAGCCTGGTGACGTTCCCGGCGAACGATGACGCCCGTGTCGACACTATCAAGTCGAAACTGGCCCATGGCTCTCTACCGAGCCTTCCCGAATTTGAGCAGCTCCTGCGTGAGGCAGGCTTCTCGAAAACTCAGGCAGCGGTGATCGCCAACCGCGGCCTGAAGCATTTGCTCCGGAGTGAGTCCGAGGGCGATCCGGCGGACCCAGAAATGGCCCAGGCGCTGATCAAGCAGATCGGCCGAGGCCTGCAGCTTCCCTCTTTATAAGGAACTCACACATGTTCAATGCCATGAGCAACGCGGCTCGCGCCGAGCAAAACCGTATGCATCGCAAGGAGCGCGCTGACGATCAACTGGAGCTCAAGGGTGTCATGGAGGCACTGAGCCAGCGCGACGCCGAGATTAAGGCTTTTGCTGAAAAGGCGAGCCAGGAGATCAAGGACCACGGTCGTATCTTGGAAGAAACTAAGACCGTGTTGGAAGGTCTTTCCGCCTCCGGGCTAAAGTTTCAAGATCGTCTCCAGGATCTGGAGCAGAAGCTGGCCCGCCGCTTTTCTGCGAACGATCCGTCCGATGCCAAGTCCCTCGGTGAACAGTTCACCGAAGACGACGACTTCAAGGCGCTCGCCGAGAAAGGCCGTGGCGTTGCTCGCCTTCGTGTAAAGGCGGTGACCAACATCACCAGTGCAACCACCGGAACCGGCGGTGTTGGTGTGGCCATCCAACCCGACCGCGTGCCGGGAATCATCGCCGGCCCGGATCGGCCGTTCACCATTCGTGATCTGATCATGCCTGGTCGCACGGGGTCGAACGCCATCGAGTTCGTGCAGGAGTCCGGATTCCAGAACATGGCGGCACCGGTGGCGGAAACGCTGTCTAAGCCTCAGTCGGATCTGTCGTTCGAACTGAAAACAACCACGGTCAAGACAATTGCTCACTGGTTCCGTGCTTCGAAACAGGTACTAGCGGATATCCCGCTGCTGCAGAGCTACATCAACGGTCGCGCGATCTACGGCCTGAAATACGTCGAGGAGAACCAGATCCTCGCTGGCGACGGCACCGGCCAGAACCTGCTGGGCCTGATCCCCCAGGCTACAGCGTTCAACGATGCTCTTCGCAAGGCCGGCGACACCAAGATCGACACCCTTCGCCGTGCCATCCTGCAGGTGCGTATCGCCGAGTACCGTGCGAGTGCCATCGCGCTGAACCCGATCGATTGGGCTGATCTGGAGCTTTCCAAGGACAGCACGGGCCAATACATCTGGGTCAACGTGCAGGATGGTGGCCAGCAGCGTATGTGGCGCCTGCCGGTGATTGACACCAACGCGGTACCGGAAGGTGAGTTCCTGGTCGGCGCCTTCAACATCGCGGCCCAGGTGTTCGACCGTGAAGACGCAAATGTCGAAGTTTCGACCGAGGACGGCGACAACTTCACCAAGAACATGGTGACCATCCGCGCAGAGGAGCGCCTTGCCCTGGCGGTCTATCGTCCGGAGTCCTTCATCCACGGCGAGTTCGCGGCTCCGACCCCGTAATCGCACAAAAGGAGCGCGCCTGGGTAACCGGGCGTGATTCATCCCCATGCCAGAACTCGAAGTGAAAACCCTGAAAGGATTTATCAACCAGGGCAGCTACGTCAAACGAGGGTCGACTATCACGATCGATGAATTGCGCGCCCGCGAGCTTCGGGCCAATGGTCTGATCGAAGGGTGCGAGATGAAGCAGGCGCCCGCCCCCGAAAATAAGGCAGCTCCGGCGCAGAAGCAGAAACCGGCCGGCAAGCCTAAGGCCAAGGAGTAAGTCATGGAACTTCGTGCTACCCAGCCGGTGTACCGCGGTGGCCGGCTGATACAGCCTGGTGAGCCGTTCACCACCACTGCAGAAGATGGTAAGTCGCTGATCCAGGAAGGCAAGGCGCGCGAACCTCATGTCAAGAAGCCCAGTGCCAAGCCGGCTAAGGCTGATCCAACTGAAGAGAAGTAGGAGCCTGCCAATGCCAGTCGCGACGACCGTTCCCGACGTGGATGACTTGAAACGGCACATGCGCATCAGGCACAGCCAAGACGATGAGGATCTGGAGGAGAAGCTGGCGGCGGCCATAGACCAGGCGGCGCAGTTCCTAAACCGGCCAATTCCTTGGCCAGAAGATCCGGATGCGTCTCCTGTCGTTTTTGCGCCGGTTCCGCCGAGTATTCGGGCGGCCATACTCATTCAGGCTGCGGAACTGTGCGCCAACAGGGAGGCCTCAGTGGTGGGTACGATCTACACCGTGATTCCCACTGCTCGGAACTTGCTCAACCCGTACAGGGTGAAAATGGGGGTGTGAATGCGAACTGGTCGACTGGATACGCCAGCCGATTTGCTGGCGCTGGATGCCGACGTTTCGCCCCGCGCTTTGGAATGGATTTGGTGCGGAATCCAGACCAAAGAGTCGGCCGAGCCACCGTTTCCGTCTGGCCTGCGGTCTCCGGCAAAGGTACAGATCCGCGCATGGTGGGACGAGCGCATTCGGCAAGGATGCTACCTGCGCGCCGACGGCCGCCTCTTCCACATCGACAGCGCCCGCGACTTCACTGGCCGTCGGGCCGAACTGGCGATCACCGCAACAGAGCTGATCGGCGAGCCGGCAACATACCGGCCAGATGGCGCGCCGCCGCGAAACTGCCGGGTGTTTCTGAACTACGATGCGCCCTGGCTGGACGAGAACGGCCAGGCGACGGCCTACAGGATCCGCGCCGAGGTTGCGCTGATCGAGACGGGGAGGGTGCAGGTGGGCGATCTGCTTGAGGTGGATCGAGTGCGCTACTACGTTGTCGACTACGCCGACGGCACCGACGACGGCATTGTCCGCGGGCTCTGGCTGGAGCGTGTGCAATGAGGGCTCCGATCAGGCTGGTCGGCGTCGAGCAGGCGCAAGCGCGCCTCCGGGAAGCCGGCCGGCGCGTTGATCCAGTGATGCGCGGCGCGCTGAATACCACGGCGACGCAGACGAGGAAGCAGCGCTACAACGAACCGATGCGGCCCGCGTTCACCAGTGCCTTTGCCAACCGTCGGATCGTGATCAAGCGCGCGAGGGCGGGTCGGATGAACGCGAGGCTTATTCCGTCGTCGTCTGGCGTCAACGTCACGGCATACCGGCGCTGGATCTTCGAGCCAATCAACTCGACGCGGGCGAGGATTTATGTCGTCGGCCCGAACGGTCGGAAAGTTGCCGCAGGCTTCGTCAACCCATCGGGGCGGCTGCAGCGGCCGTTGTCTACCCGCAGTCAGCGGGCCAGGACGGCGCGTGGGCGTTCGCCCAATGTCACCAGTTACACCTATCGGCGCGCCCTGCAGGAAGCACAAGGCCCGTCGGTGGCGTACTGGTTCAGGCTGCTGACTACGGCGAAGACCATCCGCTGGACCAATGCGTTTCTGCGCCAAGAGTTCGAGCGGCGCATCCGCCGCGAGCTCGAAAAGGCCGTCTGAGGAAAACCAACCATGCGAACGAAAGCGAGCCAGGTCACACGCGACCTGCGGGCCCGCCTGGGCGAGATTCGCCCGATAAACGGCTACCTGACGGACCTGCGGGCAGTTTACGGGCCGACAGATCGAGTGCCCGACAAAGCCAGCGGGCCCTACGCCCTTGTGCGAGTCGCGAGCGACGCGCGAACCGGAACGGCGGTACGCCAGGCGACCAGGCTCCGCACGTTCGAAGTCGAGGTTGTATTCCCGCGATCGGCGGAGGAACACGAACTCGATGACGTCCACGTCGACATTCTGCGCGCCCTTGGCTTCGGAGAAGACCAGCCGGAGCGCAAGTTCCCTGGGCTTGTGGAGGATATCGACGAGGCGGTGCCGCAGTTTGCCGAGGCTGGTCGCAACTTCCACACCCTGACCGCAACCATCGGCGTGATCTACGTCGAAACCTACAACTGATCGGCCAGGCCGAGGAGAAAACGATGCTCTACACCCAACTGTTCCGCGGCCCGACGTCGGTCGCACCGTATCCGTCGTCTGTGTACGAGGAGCTGTTCAAGCTGCAAACGACCAGCGCCGAGCCGGAGTCGACCGAGATCACCATCCCCGACCCGACGCGCCTCGGCCTGCCTGAGCTCGACGGCGTAACGTCCATCACGGCGATCAACATCACCGGCGAGGCCGTCAACTTTTCCCCGCGCGCCGCTGCGGTGATCCTCTACGGCTCTGTTGAGCGTGTGCCATCGGGGACCGTCTCCGAAGAGGTGCATGACGCCTATGTCGATCGCATCATCCGCCTTGCGCACATTCCCCTCGAGGTCAGCAGCGTCACCGGAGCCGGTGGCACGCCGACCTATGTGCGCGGCGTTGACTACGCCGTCACCCCCGGCGGCATCCGGCCTCTGCCGGGCGGCACGCTGGCCGACGCAATCAACGCGACCACTACTCCGCCGGATGGCGGGTTGAAGCGTTTGCCGATCGAGGTCAGCTACACCTACCCGACTGTCGACCTGGTGAAGCCGTTCACCACCGGCCGCAAGTTCTACCGGGTGATGTTCGAGCAGACCAACGAAGCCGGCGACGGTGAGAAACGACGCATCACCTGTTTCTATGCGCGGATCAGCCTGAACGGCGGCCTGCCTCTGAACCAGGGCGCAGAGTTCGGCGTGATCCCTGTGCAGATTCGCCTCCTATCCGACCCGAACATCTACGACGTCGGCGAGGCCGCGATCTGGACTTGGGAAATCCAGAACACCGACGCGGCCTGATGGCCGTAGATCAACCGGCCCGCCCTGATGGCGGGCCTTTTCATTTGGGTGGCCCATGTCTGACCTCGGAATTCTGTTTCCCGAACCTGAAACCATCTACGTCAACGGCGCGCCGGTGATCGTGCGGCACGTCCGCCTCGCTGACTTCGAGTTGTTCGGGGATATCGCCAGTGACCTGCTCAAGGTTCTGAGCGATGGCACCGTTCCCGCCATCCTGCAGTTCGGCAAGACCGGTTCGGCCAAGCTGCGGAAGATCCTGCGCAGGACCACGAACCTCAGCCGCTGGCGCGTTTGGCGCCTACCGGTCGACGTGGCGATGCAGATCGTCATGCAAGTGATACGGGTCAACGCCGCTTTTTTCGCCCGCGCCCAGCAAGCGGCAGTGACGACGCTGGCAACGCTGGTTGGGCAGCAGCAGTAACCAGCCTGGTTCGCGCGGGCTTCAGTCTCGACGAGGTTTCGCGCATGACGCTTCAACAGATCGAGGTGTTCCTCGAGCAGGTCGGCGAACAGGTCAAGCAAGACCGGCGCGACCACCTGCTGCTTCGCCGCGCGGCACGCGCGCCCCTGAAGGGGTTTAAACAGTTCCTGCAGGAGTTCGATCATGGCCGGTAGAGTGACCACGCAACTGATCGTCGAGGGGGTGAACCGCACCCGGCAGATGTTCAACGAGGTGAACCGCGACCTCAACGTGACGAACAAGGCGTTGGCCGCAAGCGGCAAGCTGCTCGCAGGCTATCTCACGTTCAGCGCGCTGGCCGCCGGGGTGAAGGCGGTAGCGAACACCGCCGACGCTTACCAGGCAATGAACGCCCGCCTGCGGCTGGCAACCGGATCCCAGGAAGAGTTCAACACCGCCCTCGAGGAGTTGCAGCGCATCGCCTACAACACCGGCCAGCCGGTTGAGGCGCTGATTACGCTGTACGGGCGGATCAGTCGCCCGCTCAAGGAAGCGGGCCGCACCCAGCAGGATATCCTCAAGGTCACCGAGGCTGTGTCGGCGTCGTTCCGCGTGTCGGGCGCCTCTGCGGTCGAGGCAGAGAACGGGGTGATCCAGTTCGGCCAGGCGCTGGGGGCTGGCGCGCTGCGCGGGGACGAGTTCAACAGCGTGGCCGAACAGGCGCCACGCCTGATGCAGGCTCTGGCCGATGGCATCGGTGTGCCGACCTCGGCACTTAAGGCGCTGGCGGCGGAGGGCAAGCTGACGGCGGCAGTGGTCACCGACGCGCTGATCGGACAGTTGCCCAAGCTGCAGAGCGAACTCGCCTCGTTTGGTGACTCCGTCTCGAAGGAATGGACGGCGATCGAAGACACCATCCGCCGCGGCGTCGGCCAGGCGGACACCGGCCCGCTGATCGAGTCGCTGAAGGAACTGAAGGAGGTACTTGCCGACCCGACGATCCAGGGCAACCTGACCACGCTGGCCAGCGCCCTGGTTCGCCTGGCCGCCGCAGCGGCTCAAGGTGGCTCGCTGTTCTCCGGCTTCGGAGAGGATCTGGGCTACCTGGCTGCACGGGTGACCGGGAACGTCACTGAGCTCGACAGGGTGAACAAGGAGATCCAGAAGTTGCAGGCCGCCGACGACGGCTTCGGCGTGGTCGACTTGTTCATGTCTGACGCGCAGATCAGCGAGCGCCTGGCAGCGTTCAAGAAGTACCGCGAGCAGTTGCTGGAAGAACAGACCGGCATGACGGCGGAGGCGCGCAAGGCGGCCGAGGAAGCCGCCGCCCAGGTCAAGGCGGTCGACGACGCACGGCAGCAAGCTGCGCTCTCGTCGGAGCGTGCGTACTCCGAAGCGCTGCGCCAAGTGCGTGACGGCCGGCTGAAGGCGGTGCAGGACTCTCTCAAAAAGCAGGAGGCGGCCGAGAAAGGCGCGCTGGCGGCGGTTGAGAAAGTTCGGAAGGATCGCCTGGCTATCGAGAAGCGCTACAGCGAAGCGATTGCCGGGCTACAAGCCGGCGTCGGCGGTGACCCGAGCTATGCATCTGCGCAGACCCTCAAGCAGTCCGCCGCCCAGGCGCTGCGCAAGGGCGATGCCGAGACGGCACAGGCGCAGGCGCAGAAGGCGCTCGAAATGCTCCAGCAACTGCAGGCGGCCGGAGAGAACACATACGGGTTCACCGGCTTCGCTAAGGAGCTCCAGGCCATCGAACTCGCCGCGAACGATCTGCAGCAGTCGCAGGCAGACGCGAAGCTCGACAGCATCCGCGCGCGGATCGCGGAGCTGTCCGATGCGGCGACCGCGCTCCAGGGCATCGAGATCTCGTTCAACCTTCCGCCGGAGGAGATCGAGGCGATCAAGGCACAGTTGCAAGCGCTGTCTGAAACGCCTGTCCTGATCCCTGTTCAACTGGTGCCCACCGGCGAAATGTCCGCCGTGAGCGGCACCACGCCACCGGTCAGTTTCCCCGGCTACGCGACCGGCACCAACAGCGCCGCGCCGGGCATTGCATGGGTCGGCGAGCGAGGTCCGGAACTGGTTGCGTTTGGTGGCGCGGAGAAGGTGTTCCCGCACAGCGTGTCGGCGCTTGCCAGCCGCTTGGCCGGGATGCGCGGTCTCGACGGGTTGTCGCCGGCCGCCGCCGAGGTCGCGACAGCGGCGCCGAGCTCAGGGCAACTCCCCAACCTGGGACGGATCGATCTGTCGTTCGGTGGCTCGACTGTCTCGGTCTTCGGGGATCAGCGATCGGTAAACGACATTCTGCGGCTGCAGGCGCTCAAGCGAGGCCGCACCGCACGTCCGTAGGAGAACGGCATGGATTACCCGGTTATTACGCTCGGCGGAGTACCCATCCCGCCAGAAGCCGGCGCGCCGGATCAGTCGATGGAGCCCTTGTTCGGTGCGACGGTCGTCAGGATGAGCGACGGTGCTGGCGTGAAGTTGACCCACTGGGACGGCAAGCTCTCCGGCACGTTGACCGGCTCGGGCCTTGTACCGGTCGGGCTCGACGCGCTCGACTACCGATCATCACTGGAGATGCAAGCGATCCAGCCGATCAGCATCGCCCAGGACTCTCCGGCGTTCACTCTGCCCAAGGCGCCGCGCACGGACAAGGAGCCGTGGGCGCTGGCGCTGGTTGAGGGGCGCTGGGTGCCGACGCCATGCGTGCGCGCAGGCCTGGTCGTGACCGTTACAGAGCGTCCGGCAGCGACGCTCTACATGGTCCAGTTCATGCCTCGCTTCAACGTGTTCGCGGACCCGCCGTCGACGTCGATGAACGCCGCGCACGGATGGACCCTGAACTGGCAGGAGGTTTGACATGCTGCTGAACGGCATGCCGTTGAACGCCGGCCCGCTGAACGGATTCGGCACGGCCGGCGGCGGAGATGGCCCTGTCGAGATCAAGCCTGGTCAGGCGTTTGCCTGGCGCCTGCGCCTACTCGTCGACGATGAGGATTGGACGGCAAGCCTCGTTGGGGCTGTCGAAGTCGACCGCGAGGAAGGCGCCTCTGGCACCGCTACGTTCACGCTGTACCTCGGCACTGACCCGGTTTCGCCGACGTCGTGGGTGGGGCGGGCGGTCACGATCCGCTACCTTTCCACTGCCGAGGGCGTGACCGCAGACGTGGTGAGATTCACCGGCCGCATCGCGGACCCGACGTTCGACGCGGTAGGGCGGACGCTGACTGCGCGCTGCTCCGATCAGTTGCAGCAGCGCATCGAAGCGATGGAGATCGCGCAGATCGATGCGCTGGTCGGCGGTCAGTGGTCATCCGATGTGTTCGAGCCTGTTGATGGGCGATCGCGCTGGGACTACGCGCAAGAGCGGTTGACGACCGTGGCCTCGGCCCTGGATTGCGCGCCTACCGGCGAACTGCGTGTGTCCAGTCTGTTCTCGCAGCCTCCGGCGTTCGAGTTCGGCGCCGGGTCCACCGTCTACAACTCGGTTGAGGTCAGCCTCGGTGACCTGAGCTCGCAGACGAACAGGATCGAGATCGAGTTCGACTACCGATTCAGCCGGCTCTGGCAGCTCAACGCCTCGTATGGTTGGCAGCACCCCGGCACGGGGAACGCGGTCGGCGAGGCAGGGTTTTGCAACTGGCGCGGCGATGACACCGAGTTACCTGATGTCGAGATGATGACCTCGGCGACCGAAAGCAGTGGTCAGACGTTGTTCTATGCCACCTGGTATCCACTGCCGCCAACCGGGGTCTACTGCAATCCGCCAGCGGCCTGGGTCAATAGTTTCACCGACCTGCTGTTGGGCGGAAACTGGATCGCTGGGAGGCGCTGGACGCAAGCCGTCACCGAGCGCTACCGGCTGGTCATGGAGGTTCAGCCGAGCGTGGCGGCGACCGGCCCGATTGTCGGTCGGCAGCGTGCCTCGTTCGAGATCGAGTCGGACAGGGCCGAGCGCTGGGAAAGCGAGCCGATCACCGGCGGCAGCACCGGCCACGACGACGAGAAGGATGGCAACCGGCGTTTGTCCGCGCTGAACTGCCTGCTCGCTCAGGGAGCAACGACGCTCATCGCAGCGCACCGTGGGACGACTGTGACGTGGGACGTGCCTACCAGCATGGTTTTACCGATCGACCTGGTGCATACGCTCCGCCTCGATGATCAGGGCGCGCGTGCGGTGGGCAAGTGTCGGCGCATTGTCGACCGGCTCGACCTCGCATCCGGAAGCGCCCTGACCACGATCTCTATCGCGGTGATGCGAGGCGGCGCTGGCGCCGCCGACCCCCTTGTTCCGCCGGCTGGCTCGTTTGATCCCGTCAGCCCACCGTCGGGTGGCGGTCAACTCTCGACGCAGCTTGGGGGCCGCAACGGAAGCCCCGCGTATGACGATGAGGCGGATGGTTTCTCGGGCAACTGGAGCAATCGCGATCCCGGCGCCGAACTGTTCCCGCGGCGCTTCTCGTTGACTGCAAACGATATTCCGGAGACCTACCGGGACGAACATGCGCCGGAGATCGCAGCCACTTACCGGGTAGCTGTACCTGATGACGTACTGGAGATGTAGCGATGGCGAGAGCATGGATCAACAACTGGAAGACGACGCTGAGCGTAGGGCTGTCGCCTGGCGCGTTGAGCCTGACGGTGCCGGATGCCGCCGCCGCGTTGCTGCCTCTCTCCGGCGGTAGCTGGGTGCTGTTGACGCTGGCGGATGACGCTGGCGCGCAGCATGAAATCGTGAAGGCAACCGCCCGCGCAGGCGGTGTGCTGACGATTGAGCGCCGACAGGAAGGAACAACTGACGGCAACTGGCCGGTGGGAACGGTGATCTACGCCGCAGTCACCGCCGGAGACCTAATGACGCTCCAAGCGCGTATCCAGGCGCTGGAGTCCGACGCATCTGAAGGCACCTTGGTCGACGAAGCCGGAGCAACGCTGGTCGACGCCGCCGGCAACAACCTGATGATCATGGAGAACAACTGATGGCAACTGTTACGCACGTCCTGTCCGGCGCCGGGGAGCCGCTCGATCCGCCACCAAGCATCGGTGCTCACTACGTGAACACGAACAACGGCGCGCTATACATGGCGAAGGGCACCGCGAGCGGTGCCGATTGGGTGAAGCTGGGTAGTGGCGGTGGCAGCACTCCGAGCGAGGTGCTGCATGTCAATACCGATGGCCAGTTCCTTCTCGAGCCTCAACACTCATTTGTTGAGGCCCGTCTGTTCGCAATTCCCGAGCTCGGCACTGCAGCAATTGGAATCGATCCCAGCACATCCCGACAGTTCGACCTGAATGTCAGGACTGCGGGTCCGAGCGGGCAGCAACTGCAGATCAGAGTTACATCCGGCGAATTGCCCGGAGGGATGTCGATCGTTGGCACAACCAGGCAGTGGGCTGTTCAGGAGTCGTATGGCTTCTTGATCAATGCAAATGACCTCAACGGCGAAGTGTGGGCGCGCGTCTATTTCGATGCTGACGAGCTCACCCTGTCGATGCTTGTGTTCAGCGATGTGCCGAACGCGTAGGAGATAGCGCATGGCTCTATCAGACGAGCGCCGCGGCCTCGGCGCGAGGAACGAAGCGATCCGCCGCGCCGGCGGCCAACGGGTTGAAGCGGAGCGGCGTGGCGACCAGGGCTTGACCGCGGCACTCAACCGGCTGATCGAGCCGGAGCGTCAGGCACGCGCACTGCGCAAGATCGACCCGCGCGGCGCCCTGGATGCTGCGCGCGGCAGGGCCGACTACAACCCCGCCGGCAAGCAGATCGGCGGGGGCGGTGTGTCCTGGCCGCTGGCCGAGACCGACAAGTCGAAGCGCACGGTGGCCGACGAGGAGATCGTGAGCACCGATGGCCTGGTCGTCGTTGTGTTCAAGCGCGTCACCAGCTTCGAGATGCAGGATGGCGGCTCGAATATTGGCCGCATGGAGTTCAAGGCATGAATCAACTGATGCCCTGGGACGGCGAGGTCGTTCGCATGGGCTGGCCGTGGCACGGAAAGATCCGCCAGCCGAACAATGATCTGGCCGGCTACGTCACCCTGCCGAACGGGGCGACCCGCCCAGCGATCGCGTACTACGGCAACTGGCCGATGAATCACACGCATCTGTTCGACATGGGCCTACCGGACCAGAGCGACCCGCAGGTCGAGGAGCAGGGCGGGAAGTGGTGGGGGCGAACGATCCTCCGAGGCGGAGGCAACTACGACTATCAGTTGTACTACGGCGGCGCGACGACCTCGGCCGAAGGGCAGTCCTATACAGGCGACGCCCCATTCAGGGGGCTCCCCCTCTGGTGGTCTAGCGACGAGGAGCCGCGCCGCCCGCTGTATGTGGATATCTACCTCAATGTGGAGCAGGGCAGCTACTACCTCGATTTTTGGACAAAGGGCGGAACGATTCACGCCCTTCGGAAGAAGATAACGCTTGAGGATGTTGGACAGGGCGCAGGACAGCCGGAGTGTGCGGTAAAAGATCTGCTCGGGAGCAACTTCGACTACTGGTTTTTTGGTGAAAACGTCAAGCTTGACTACCTGAAGCTGCTCGGGGTCTACCGAAATCGGTTGCTGCTGGGGGTGGTGGTGACACAGGGTGACGGGATGCGGCAGATTGACCCACCGCCCGGAACGTCGGTGGTCAGCGGTTCGTCCCCGTCTGGAGCCCCTCAGGGGTTGTATGGTCTCGTCGAGGTGACCATTGCCCCGGATATCCGAGATCCAGAGGCGGATCACAGTCAGACGGTCACAATAGACGTGATCGAGAATCGCCAGGCCGCGCTCGGTAATCCGGTTCATCAGGTGACCGACGAGAGCAGTCAGCCGGGCGATCCCATCGAAACCACGCTCTATCGAGAGGAATGGAACCAGACCTCCGGGTTGCTGACCGCCTGGTATGACGCCCAGGGAAACATCCAGACCGCGCGCTACAACCGACGCCACTATGCACTTAAGGAGTACCGCAACGAGCCCGGCGTGACGACAAGAACAGCGACGGAGCGAAGCAGCGAGGTTGCGCTGTTGAGCGGCTCCGGATCAGTTGTCGACAGCACTGTACTGACAGAGCAGTTCGAGGCGATCTACATCCCAGGGACAGGACTGCAGATCACGCGGACGGTGAAGTGTACGGGGGAGCCGGATGACGTCACGACCTATACCGACCCAGACCATACGGGTGGGCCGGTGGTCACCCCGCCGACGACGACATTCCCCCCCGGGCATGCATATCGTCAACACCGTTGCGACCTATCAGTGGCTGGTGAATGACGAGAACATGCTGGCCAACCAAGACCAGCACCAAGTGTGGCTCGCCGCGTTGAGCAACAACAGCGCAGCCATCTGCCACATCCGCGATCCGTTCGACTATCCAGAGGGGCAGACCACAACAACCGTCAGCGTTCGCCAGGGGCCGGCCGTGCGCCTCGGCGGCGTGACCTCTGGAACGGTTACCGACACCCTGACCAAGAGTAAGCCCGCGCATGAGTACCGGCGCGGATTTTTCTGGGAGCCAGCCGACCGCTGGGTGCGAGCCAGTTGCAACCCGATCACCGGAGAGCTCTCTCGCGGCCCGGAGTGCATCCAGTACCTGACCAGTTGGGTTTAGCCCCTCCTACTACTTCAAGGAGAAGCCGCATGACGCCGGCCTGTGTACCCCTGCGCGTGGAGCGCGGGGCGACGTTCCGCGACACGATGCGGATCATGCAACCGAGCCTGGTCTACCGGCCGATCACTCAGATCGCGCCGACCGCTCCCGTCCGGCTGACCATCCCTGGGCACGGATTGCCTGGCACGTGGCTGGCCTGGATCTATGGTGTCCAGGGCATGCCCGAGCTGAACCGCGCTCGACTTCGGCAACTGCCTCACCGGGTCGCGTCCATCGACGACAACACCGTCGAGATCAACCTGCTGTCAGCCGCTGGCCTTGCGCCTGTGGGCGGGCAACTGATCTACCAGCCACCTGTTGACCTGGCTGGCGCCGAGGTACGGATGCAGATCCGCGATGCGCCAGGTGGGACGGTGCTGATGACGCTGGCGCTCGGCTCCCATCGAGGTTCTCGAAGGAGATGTGGAGTTGCCGCGATGATCGACTGGGGACACATGAAGACGCCTGAGCAGATCCTCGAGGAGCAGCGTTCGGCAGTGCGAGAGCAGCGGCGCGAGGCCTATACGAAAGAGTCTCTGCCGCTCTATCTGGAAGCGCAGTATCTGGCAGCGGTCGGCCAGGGTCCCGCAGATCTATCCGAGTGGATCGCGAAGGTTGCAGAGATCGATGCCAGGTATCCGCTGCCAGATTAAACCTGACAAAACCTATCGACGAACGAAAGCCCGCCCTGCGCGGGCTTCGTCGTTTCTGGAGCTCACATGCCCATCACTGAGCAGCAACTGTGGCCGCCTGTGCTTGTCAACATCTACTGATTGGTTGGCTTCTTGGGGCGTGGTGGCGTAGCACTCTTGAGAGCGGCGCCGACATCCTTGAGAACATACGCGTGCAGAAGATGCTCCGTGATATCTAGTACGGCATTCAAGCTTTCGATGTTGGGCTTGTGCCCGCGGTGGGCAGCAGCGCTGCCAGCTTCAAGGGCGGCCGTGAGCGTTTCCCGCTGGTGTTTGCCGAGATGGCCTTCCTGCACGAGGCGATCAAGGCGGGCAGCAAAACTGCCATGATTTTCTATCGTCTCCGTCAGGTAAAGATCAATGAGCGTCCGCGCGCCCATAACTGCAAGCCGGTAGCTGTTGGCTGCAAGTGCATCGTATATCTCCTGCATCAGCGAGTACCACTCCCTAGGGAGCCGTCTCGCCCAGCCGGGAATATTGCGATGCATGCGGGGCGGGAAGTACCGAAAGTCTGAGTCGTCTAGGTCGTGGTCTTGGTCCCAGTACTCGACCCGTATGTGTACATCTCTACACCCCTGGCACTGCAGCATGCGGAAGGTCTCTTCCCACTGACTGTAGTCGTCGCGCGTATGTTCATTGAGCACCTGGTGCCGTTCGGTGTGGGCGGTCTTCTGTCTGCATTTGTTGCAGTACGACCAGACATTTTCGGGCGACATCACGCACTCCAAGAAGCTGTCATTAAGCTGGCATTACTGAGCCAAAACGACCCATTCAGGCACAAAAAAGGCACTTGCAGTAATCGCTAAGTACCTGATTATGTTATTAAATTTGGTGGAGCTGGGGGTGAAACCGCGTCTACTCCTGTAGCGGCGCGGCTTTTAGGCTCAAGGCTGCCATAAAGCTGTCATTCGTCACTCCCTCAGCGTCTCAATGAGCTTATGCAGCTTTGGCTCGTGGCAGTGCTTGTAACGCTTACCACTTCCGCAATTGCAAGCCGCGTTGCGATTCGCGCCTCGCTGAATCACCTCAACCATAAACACCCGCGCAAGATCCGTCGACCGGTACAGGTCCGAATCTATTTCGTCCAACTTAGTCCCGCTCCTCAACTGGCCAAAACGGTAGAAATTCGCCTCGCATAACCGAATGAAATCTCCGATGACGCGATTGTTCGAGGCCGGCCTGCGGATGCTGTCTATGCGCCGTCCGCTATATTTCCTTGAGGGGTCTGGCAGAAAAACTATCGCGCTATCTCCATCGGCTTTCGGAGTAATGTCGTGAAGAGTACCTGCCGGCGATCTCCAAACCGCGTGAAACTCTGCCTCGGTGAATACTCCGGCCCAATCCCAGATCTGCCAGCCAAAAGCTATCTCCCCTCCATTTCTCTTCACCTGTTCTTCGACATTCCCATAGCATTCTGCTGGTAAGGCGAAGTCTTGCGCTTCTACAGGTAGAACTACTGGAGGTAGAGGAGAAATCGATCTACAAAAATCCGTGACGCGCTGTGGAAGCTCCACTGGTGCCCGCGTGTTCATCGAAGCTCGTTCCCTGGTCAATGATGTCTTGTAACTTTAGTCTTCAGCGCGCCTGCGAGTCTAGGAAAGGAGGGGATTAATCGATCCTTTTGTGCTGGTTGAATGTACAGTATAGTGGTAGGATGGAAGACGGAACGAGCTTGCTGGGTGCTGTCAAGCAAAAATTGACAGCGGGTCTTGACTTCGGCAAACTCGCGCCTCATTTTTGATGAAGCTGGCTTACTAAGGAGGGCAAAAGATGAGTAAAGATGCACGCGCCGTTGCCCAGCAAATCCTTAAGGAATGCCGTGATGCCGGTGATCCGGCTGTCACGCCGATGCAACTGCTGAAGCTTGTGTACATCGCTCACGGGTACATGCTTGCGAAGCATGGGGTTCCGCTGATAGACGAGCCTGTTCAAGCTTGGCAATACGGTCCGGTCGTCCGTAGCGTCTATCAAGCCGTGAGAGATTTCCGCTCGGCTCCGGTCACTTGCGTTCCTAACGCACCCACGGTTCAGTTTGATCAGAGCGAAATGGCCATTATGAAAGAGGTTGCCCGAATCTATGGGCGTGCGTCCGGCATAGCTCTCTCTTCGGCTACCCATCAGCCCGGAACGCCGTGGAGTGTGACTTGGAATAACCAAGGCCAGAACGCAGTGATCTCCAACGATATGATCGAAGGATTCTATCGATGGATCCTGTCGCAACCATCTCACTCGATGCTTTGAGCAAAAGCTGGAGTTGGCGATAAGTTCGCCTGATGATCATTGAGCGAATTCGAACCGCAGTCCTCTGCTGAGCAGTCCCCTCTAGTTGACTCGGTGGTCACCGATGAGGCACAGGCATTCGCCAACAACGCGGATCAAGCAGAGAGTGAGTTCCGGCCACCCTCGCCGCCAGCGCAATCACCCTTATTGGATCCCACCATTGCTGGCGAGATTCAGGCGTTTGAGAATAACGAAGACCAAGCGCAGAAGCGGCAGCATGCTAACGATATCCACGACATGCGGATGTCCCATTCAAGACTGCTTTTGGGCTTGGCGCTGGTATGGATTTTCGTAATCCTAGTGGTCGTTCTGTTGCAGGGATTTGGTCGCTGGTTCACGCCATTTACTGAAGGGTTTGAGCATTTGCCATTCAAGCTCTCTGACACTGTAGTCATCGCTTTTATTACTTCGACGACGGCTACAGTGCTAGGGCTGTATGGCATTGCCGCGTACTGGCTCTATGGCAAATCCAAGCAAGAAAAGAAGGCTGCAACCAAAGAGAAGAAAGGGGCTTAGTTCAACTTCTCCACCCTGGTGCTTTCGGGCTTGCCGCTCCAGACCTGCTCAGCTTTGGACCCTGCTGACGCTCCGCGGCTGGCATCCAGCGCCCATATACCCTGGCGATCATCGTCCAGTCGCTGTGCCCCATTTGCGTTGCCACCCACATCGGATGCTCTCCGGCGGACAGCATCATGGATGCGTAAGTGTGCCGGGTCTGGTAGGGTCGATGGTAGCGCACGCGGGCCTTCTTCAGCGCGTAAACCCACAGTGTTTTCCGGATCGGTCCGTCGCCGGCCCATCGCTCGCCCGTCCTTGGGTTCTGGAAGACTTCCTGGTTGGCCAGGTAGGTGAATGCCTTCTGCGCTTTCAGGGCTTCCAGCGCAGGGCGAGCAGCTTGATGCTGCACAGGGTATCAACATCGGTCCTTCGTGTTCCTACCAACGTTCACGGAAAACCCAGCTAACTGCCAGTACAACTCTGTGTATGACCAGCGCAGGACGTACACTCCGATCTGAACCCAGACCTCTGCCACACCATCCGTGGGAAACGGCACGCTAACCGGAAACTACATCCAGCACGGCTATCAGTGCATGGTTGAGATCGAGCTTATCGCGGGATCTACTACGGTCTTCGGAGATGGAACGACAGCCTATAGGTTCTCACTCCCGTTCCCTGGGCACCTGTCTTTCAACCAGCGTGGCTTCCCTGTTCGTATCTTCGATACGAGCGCGGGGGCTGATTTCACTGGGTGGGCGTCCATTGGCGCGGGTCAGGATTACATCACCATCTCTGTGGGACCCCAGCAGGCCCGGGCCACTTCGCCTATGACGTGGGCAAGTGGCGATATGCTGCAATGCAGTTTCTCGTATATGGTCCGATAGTTAATAAATTAGTCAGGCTGAGGTTTGATCAGTTGTGGGCGGTATTCTTTCTTGGGCTGCGGATAGTTGTGTCCAATATATCCTGCTAGGAGGTGAGTGATGATCAAGATTTTTCGCTGCACGGATACTCCGCAAGCGGTGCTCAATGCTGCGCTTGCTGATGGAGTAGTCGGGATCAGAGGAGGGCGTACGACTGTCCGCAATCTGCTAGGTCGAGTAGCTCAACTTGCAGAGTCAGAGGGGCATGAGGAGATCGTTGCGTTATCGACCTGTAATCACCCTTATACCGAACTTGCATACATATACGATAGTGAGCGGTTCAGTAATGAGGGAGCCAAGCAAGAGGTGGCGGCGGCCTTCAACCTAGTTGTCACTAGCTAGCTGTGATTAGGCTTATCGTTGAGTTGAATTGTTCAATGGAGTCAGCCCAGTCTTGCATCATCCTTCGACGTTGCTCGAGGTAGCTGGCGTGGTTGTAGGTGTCGCGGATCTCGTCTCTATCTCCATGCGCTAGCTGGCGCTCAATCCAGTCACGATTGAAGCCTCGGTTGTTCATCTCCGTGCTGAACAGATGCCGGAAACCGTGCCCGGTCTGGCGTCCTTTGTAGCCAGCCTCGGCCAGAGCCTTGTTAATGGTGTTCTCACTCATCGGCCGATTGGCATGGTTGCGGCCTGCGAAAACCAACTCATACCGGCCGGTAATTTCGTGGATCTGGCGCAGGATGGTTATGGCTTGATGGGGAAGGGGAACGATGTGCGGGCGGCGTGCCTTCATGCGCTCCCTCGGGATCGTCCAGGTAGCATTTTTCAGATCGAACTCTGACCAGGGCGCTGCCCGTAACTCTCCGGGCCGGACTACCGTGAGAATCAGTAGTTGGATAGCTGCGTGTGTCAGTGTATTGATCCGTGCTCCGTCAACTCTGTGTAGCAGTTCAGGAAGCTCTGCCATCGTGACATGAGGATGGTGCCGCGCAACCGGAGCGTGCGCAGCGATGACGTCAAGATCGGTTGCCGGGTTGCCTTCCACCACTCCCTTGGCGAGGCCGTAGCGGAATATCTGACTCAGCCACTGCCGTGCCTTCCTGGCAACGTTGTGTGCGCCGCGTTGTTCAATCCTGCGGATGAGTTCGACCAGTTCCGGGCGGCTGATGGCTCTGACTGGGCGTTTGCCTAGCGCAGGCAACAGATCCGACTTCATATATGCCGCGGCTTTGTTGGCAGTCGACTTCGCCCAGCGGGGTGAGCGGTAAGCATGCCATTCCCTTGCCAAGGATTCGAAGGTAAGGCTTTCGTTCTGCTTATTTATTCTCTCTGCCTGGCGCTCGACGCTTGGGTCTTTCCCTTCGGACAGAAGAAGCTTGGCTTCGTCCCGTCGTCTGCGCGCCTGAAGGAGTGTGACAGTGGGGTAGGTGCCGAAAGACAGGAGTTTCTCTTTCCCTGCCACGCGGTACTTGAGGCGCCACAGCTTGGAGTCGTTTGGATTGATTAGCAGGTACAGCCCTTGAGAGTCGCTCAGCTTATAGGGCTTCGCTGCGGGCTTTGCGGCCTTGATGGCGCTATCCGTGAGGGGCATTGAACGGGCTCATCTGGGGGTATCGTTCGTGACCGAACTAAGATGCCCCCAGATATACCCCCAACGAGTTGGGCTTACAAGGGTTCGCTTGGGAACTGTAGACAACAAAAAACCGGCGCGAAG